CGTCCCCACTCCACTCCATCCAAGATATACGGGAAAAGGCCCGCGGGGCGGCTCGTGCCACAAAGGAGAGCAATACAGTCCATGACTCGTAAATGGTATGAACCAGCCCCAAGGGGCCATCCCCTGTTTGACTACTACGACCTAGGAATGTTTACACTCCTAGGCTTCCAAATCGGTCTCACGTTTTGCACGGCAATAAATCATGGTTGGCTAGGATGATAGACTGGCATTCCCCTTTCAGTGACAGTGTGGCCCGTATGGGTCATGACCCAGACACCAATACAATGTATGTCACATGGAAGAACGGCGGCCGGACCTCCCTTTATCAGGATGTCAGTGCAGAGAAATTCGACACTGCCCGCAAAAGCACCAGCACCTACAGCTTTGTTAGAAATGAGATAATGCCGTGGCACAAGCACAGTTACCTTACGGAGTAAAGCTGAAGGAGTTTAGTGGGTATCCAACTACTGGGCCTATCAGCCTCGGCCCTGTTGATACTCCAATGCTCTACAAAGAGTGGGACCAACGATGCCTCCTCGCATTGGGGCGGATGGTGGAGTTCCAGCTGCACAGCACCGCCGCCGTCATTAGCGAAAAGCTCACTGACGACGAGCTGTGGGCATTGGGCTTCAAGGCGGCGGCGACCGGTTACAATATCTATGAGAAACTGAGGCACAAACAATGACCTTCAACGAATACATAGAGGCTCTGTCAAAGCTCCCGGAGGACTGGCGGGCGGCGGCATACAATGAGATTGTGCTCCTTATGTTTGGGCCGAGGCTATTCGTTGCCAAGGGGGTCGATGTGACTGTGTACGATCCTATAATAGGCCAATGGGCTAGCCCATTGGAATTGGGCTACGTTTTCAGTCCGCCGCCGGCACTGGTGTCATGACCGACCGCTTCACCTACCGGTTCAAGCCCACTGGTGGCTCCCCTCCTGGCTTGCACTGCACCTACTGTCCAATGCAGCAAAACGAGAACTGCACCATAACCTGCGCCAAAGAATATGAGCGGCTGGAAGAGGAGCGGCGGCAGGACGGCTGCATTGTCATTGACACCGTCCCCGAATGAAACTGATTGAGTGCAATAGCAAACACCTAACGGTTAGGGACGTCGGCCCACCCCTAATGAAGTTGTCCGCCGCCACAATACCCCTCAAGTACAATGGCAAAAGGGTCGTCGATGACGACCTGGCGCGGCGGATTATCCGCGATCTCCTCAATACCAACCTCTATCGCCGTGTTTTATAGATATGAACTGGGATGACCCTGAACGCGTGGCGGCGGTCATCTACATCAACTGTTTCAAATGCAGTAGACCTCAAAAGTGGACCATTATGGAATTTGGCCCTCCAAAACCCTCTATGACCTTATGTGATAACTGTGCTAGAGAGTTGCGCACCGATGGCGATCCCGCGAAGCATCGTCCGTAAGGCCATAACTGCATGCTCGCCGCGGCGAGTTCTGTTAGGCAAGTCTTCGCTCAACCGCCGGCCCCATAGCAGGGAGAGAGGCATCCCGTCGACCTATGCGCCACCCAGATAGCCGGGACATCCGCGGCGGCGGGCTCATCTCTATTACCCATAATGTCCGCATGCGCCCAGGCGGGCTCTTGACACCAACTCGTTGAGAGCCCAACCGCCTGCCCTTGTAAAATAATACAATAATGATATAAGGGTCCAACCCTCGAACAAAGGCGGATAAATGAGTGCCCTCTTTTACGTAAAATACACCAACACCCTGAACGAAACTTCCCGCCTTGAAGTTCTTGGCTTCATCCGTGGCAGCCACACCAACAGCAACCGCCTAATGTATATCGTCCGGGACGGCGATCGTGTTTACGAGACCGCCGCCGACGACTCTTGCAAGTTCGATGGCTACCCTGATACCCCCTCTCCTACACCTGGGCCTAAGAAATGAGCCTCCCACCGGACCCGCCAAGCACTCCTATATCGCCTAAAACGACAGGCGCCGGCGTTGGTGGTGCGGCCGGCGGTGGTATAGCTGGCGCGCTCATAATCCTCATTAATGCCTACTTCAAAGCGAAGACTGGCAGCCCTATCGGTGATGATGTTGAGGCCGCCCTTCAAATCCTACTCCCTACAATTCTCGGTGGCGCTAGTGCATTCTTCGCCGCTTACATCCGCCCCCATTTCAAAGAGCCCTAGAATGCCAAACCACTCCTCCCCCTTTGTCGACATGGCGGATCGAATATCCTCCAGCAAAGAGGAGGAGTTCGGCGGCGCATTAGTCCTCATCGCCCCTGACGGCACCAAACTAGAGTTCCTCCTCACCAATCCCGACCAAAATCTCATCGGCTTTTGGGGCTTCGTCAAAGCATCCATCGAAGATAAATTCAACGAGATCCAAAAGAACGTAATGAGTAACAATCCAATGGGGTGGCCTCGCTAATGGGTAGTCTCCTCCGTTTCCCCCTCTCCCCCGAATTCGTAAAACGTTTTCCCATTTTCATTGAAACGGGCTATGGGGAAGGCCGTAGCCTCTCCTACGCCGCCACTCATGACTTCACTCAACTATACTCCATAGAATTATGGGATGAGGCAGCAAGAAAAGGTAGGGCAAAATTCTCTGATAATCTAAAAGTAAACATAATCCATGGCTATAGCGCTATAGAATTAGGCTTTGTAATAGATAAAACTCAGAAGATGATGGTACAGGGGAAACGTTTTGATTTTCCAGTGTTCTTTTGGCTAGACGCTCATTTCCCAGGCTCAGACTACTATTCCGAGCCATTCGATAAATACCCAGAATATGTAAGACTTCCCTTAGAAAAGGAATTGGAAATAATAAGGGACTTGTTGCCTATGGGGAACTATTTCATCCTCATTGATGATCTCCGCTTTTATGCCGACTATGATTGGGGCGACGGCATCATCCCTGAACACCTACGAGGTGCTCTCCCCTCAAAGCGTTCCCTAGATTTCCTCGACCCCTTTCACAGCACGCATTGTGTTAGCATAGACCTCCATGATAGTGGTTATGCCCTCATCGGCCCACATGACGCCCCCTTTCTGGAATTTAAGGAGTAGAGGTGGATGATTTACTCGAATATGAGTGGGATCTTACTAAGGCTGTAGCCGTAGAACGGGCTTTCTGGTCATTCGCTAGAAACGTCCGCGTAGACAGTAAGGAAAAAGGCGCCAATTACCGCATCATTGACGGCCTTTACGAAGGCCAAAAGCGCTTCATCCACTCCATTTTCCACGATGCCCTCGCCAACAACAAACACAGTGTTAAATGGCTGAAGAGCCGTCAGCTTGGTGTAACAACAATCACCGAGATATTCGATGTGTTTTGGCTTGGTATTAATGACGGTATGCGTGGCGCTCTCATCTATGATACAACTTCACATAGAGAAAGTGGCCGCCGGCGTATAAAGGCCATCGTAAACAAACTCCCCAAAAGCTACAAATTTCCCCGCATAAAGAGCGACAATCGCGACGGCCTTTCCCTCGAAAACGACAGCCAGCTCATCTTTATGTCGGCTGGCATCCGTGAAACATCATCCAGCGGCGTGCTAGGTCGCTCCGAAGGTCTCAACTACTGGCACCGCTCAGAACTTTGTTCCTTCGAAAATGAAGAGGGCCTAAAGTCCCTCAACTCTTCCCGTTCAAATACCTACCCTTTCCGTTTCTACATCGATGAAAGTACCGCCCGCAAGTTCAACGTCTGGTATGACATCTGGACCGCTGCCAAGAATAACGACCTAGAAGAAGTATGCGGCTTTACTGGCTGGTGGGCCAAAGATGATCAGCGTTGGCGGCGGGGCTCCCCACACTTCCAACGCTACGGTTCTGAACCCCCCACCGACGAAGAAGCCAAACGGATCAATCTCGTCAAGGACTTGTATGGCTTCGACATCGATGAAGAACAGCTCGCCTGGTATCGTTGGTTTGTAGACCCCACCCGTGAGCGAGACGAGGGCGATCCTGAAGACAGTTATCTTCTCTCCGACCAACCTTGGACAGAAGACGAGGCATTCCAACAAGCCGGCTCAACTTTCTATCGCTCCGACAAGATACAACAGGCCCAAGCATATACCACCACCATACATCACAAAGCCTACCGCTTCTGGCCCGGCACAAACATAACCGAGTGCGATTTCCAACAAGCCCGTTATATTCGTGAAACAGAACTAAAGCTTTGGGAAGAACCACAAGCCGAAGCAACTTACGTCGTATCAGGGGACCCCGCCTTTGGTCACGACGAGATAAACAACAACTCCTGCGCTCAAGTAGTAAAATGTTTTGCCGACTCTTGCGAACAAGTAGCCGAATTCACCAGTCCTCTCATCGAACCCCACCATTTCGCCTGGCTCCTTCTATCCCTCGTCTCTTATTACGCCAGCCAACCCCAAAACGACGTCCTAATGATCTGCGAACTAAACGGCCCCGGCGAGGAAGTCTGGCGCAACTACAAACAGACCGGCGTTATAATCCGCAGCGGTTATCTCCACTACGCTGCTAAGCAATCCGGCCTTGGCAACGTCAGTGGTAACATAAGCAATTATTTCTACACTCGCAGCGACAGTATGCACTTCGGCAACAGCTACCAATTCAAGACCAACCAACAACTCAAAGTCCAGATGATGGAAGGGCTTCGTAACAACTTCCACAACAATGTCATACTAATTCGCAGTGGGGCGGCGATAGAGGAAATGAAGACGATCGTGCGGGAAGGGGATAAGATAGGGGCGGCTCAGAAGAGTGGTCGGGATGATATGAACTTCGCCCTCGCCCTAGCCAACCGTGGTTGGGAGGAGCGTAAACGCCCAACCCTCATCCGTCAAAACCGTACCCGTGAGGCCGACAAGATCCGCCGCAGCGGCACGATTATCGACCGCGTTGCTCTTTTCAACTCCAACATGATACAAGACTTTCTCAAAGGCAAAGAAGCGATGCGCCGTCAAGCACGTATCGCTAGTATGCAAAGGAGTCGTTGGTAGTGGCCGTCTATCGATATTACAGGTGCCCCGATTGCGGCTCTAAGTTCCGCTACCTCCATCACCCCAATCCAGAGGAAGACCCGTTCGACGGCGAATGCCCCATTTGTAATAGTGGCGGCGCCGAGATAACCTTTTTCCCCACCGCGCCGGGCATTCGCAAAAGCCCCCTCGTCAAAAGCGTAGATCAAACATATCGCGGGATGGAGGAGGCTTCTATTCAACGGGCAAAAGAGGCAGAAAGTATTGCTTGGGACGCCGCCCGCGCCTCTGGAATGACCGACACCCAGATCCGTGACACCAAGATAACCGACATGAGCAACATTAAGATCACGAATATGCGTGATCCTTCGGAGATGCGGGAGGGTGATACTGCGTCCATTGGTCCACCTCCAACTAGCCCCGTTGTTCACTCATTAAAGAATATGGCCGCTCAAGGTGGCGGCGGCGGATTTAACCCCCTTGTTACGGCTGGCGGCAACGTCATCCCTGGTCAGGTTCTCGCCCAAAACGCCCACGCCGATGGCATCCAGCCCCACGCAGGCGAATTCATCCGTCAGGCAACTAATATGTCCCACAACGAGCGAGCCTGGAAAATGCAGAAGGCCGGCGAAATGGGCTCTTACAGTGGAAAAGGCTAACCATGTCCCTCACCTACAAAGTCCACAACATCACTGGCACAGCCTTCTCAATTCCCTATAGCAACGTCGCCCAAGTTATCGAAGCCAACCCCTATGATAAGATGCGCGGCGTCAAACAATACATCCAACTACTCAACGGCACCCTCTATGTTGTAGGCACCCCCACTCTCAGCGTCACCGAGAGCAACAAACAGCTGATCGCCCAAGAGGTCGGTGCAGTTAATCCTCTGGACCAGTCTGAACCGTGATCATTCCTGACACCATTAAGAAAAGAGAAGTACTAGCACAAAAGCTGCTAGAGGATACAGGTGTTAGTACGGGTCAACGCACAGCAGCTTACAAAAACTATGGTCAATGGTTGGAGAGAGGCTGGGCTTCTGATGATGGACAAGGTGGCCTTGCCCTTGCCAATGTTCTCTTCAGCCATGATGATCGTGTCGCTGCCCACTTATTCTCCCCGTCCGACCTCCGCTTTGCGATGTCCTTCGAACGACATTACAAACAGGCAGTCTTAGACAGAGGTGCTGTCGTCGCACGCAATATAACGGCAGAATGGCATTCCCCTAAAAAGAGTATCGATCTCCTCTTCGGCCACGGCGTCAAGGTCGCCGTGGATTTCGGTGCCTGTATCCTAAAACAACTCGCTGGCAAAGACGAAGACGGCAATTACGAATACAGAGGCGCTCGCCTTGTAATGCCATGGATGTTTGGTGTCGCCAACGAATCCGTCAACGACTTAAGTCAACAAGAATACTTCCGCGAGACAATGTTATGCAACAAGTGGGAAGTATGGCGAGCTGTTCGTCATCTCCCAGAGGGACAAGACTTATTCAAACGCATTATCGCCAGCGCTGACAAGGAGCAAGGCGTTGGCCGCCCCTCTTCATTTATGCACCAAGTCCTCTCTACAGCTGTCCTCGACATAACACCGGCTGCTGGCCGCTCTAACTTCCCCGGCGGCTGGATACAAACAACTGGCGGTCCCGCCTACCCACCAATGATGCCATCCGTCAACGTTGATCTCTTCCCCCGCCACGAAATATGGGTGTGGGATGATGAACTTTCTGACTACACAACCTTCGTATTCTTCGAACCTGACATACTTGTGTCTCCCAGATATAAGAGGACAAACCTCTTCGTCCCGCAGCATACAGGCTACACCCTCATTCAACCCAACTTCACTCCCGACTACTTCTACGGATATAGCGAAATCCGCGACCTTATGCGGCTTCAAAGTTGGCTAACCGAACACCTTGGCGACATTCGCCGCATAATGGGCCAGCAGTTTGACAAACTTGTCGCCATCGCCGGTGATACTATCCAAGACGAACAGTTCGGCGCCATGAAGGCACAGGGTGTTATTAATCTTGGCATGGGCGGCAGCATCAACGATTTGACACCAAAGCTCCCGCCGGAGGCGATCCCTCTTATTGGGGAAATACTCTATTTAATGGACAGGATTAGTGGCTTTCCTGGGGTTATGAGTGGCGAGGGTCAACCCGGTGTCCGCGCTGGTGTTCATGCTGACACCCTTATGAAAACAGGCTCAACCCGTCTCCGTGATCGTTCACTTCTCGTTGAACGCCAATGTAGCGCCGCTGGAGATGAAACCCTCGCTCTGTGCCAAGCCAAAGATGATAGTACTTGGTGGGTTAACGAAGAAGACGAGAGCACATACTTCACTCTCGACCAAATCCCCGAGGACCGCAGCGTTACCGTCGACAGCCATTCTTCCTCTCCAATATACCAAGACGATCATGCTAAGCTCGTCGCCTTCGGCGTTACTCACGGCATAATAGATCCGGTCAGCGCGATAGAAATGCTCCCCTTCCAAAACAAAGACCTACTAATTGAGCGGGTCAAAGAACAGATGAAGCAGAAACAAGCTCAGCTTCAGGAACTAAAGCAGGTTGATCCGGAGGCTTTCGCTAAGGTTATCAGCGGAGGCGGTGCCAGCCATCATAGGCGGGCGGCGTAATGAACCGCGTTCTTATATACCTAATATGCCTCTTGGTCGTCATGTGCGTGGCCATCTGGGCCGGCAACCGTTACCGTTCAACAACAACCGCCTGCCTATCCTCCACAGGCCAACTAATCTCTTGCTACTGATCCTTTTTACTCTCCAACCAATCCATAACATCAGCCTCTCTATACTGCACTAGGTTATTCACCTTATAAAAAGGTGGCCCTATCCTAGTTTTACGCCATCTACTTAGCGTCATCCTAGTTATACACAACAAGTCGCACAACTCTTTGGTTGTGAGTATTCGGTTATGGGGATTGTCCGGAAGAGTGGTTCTCATAGCCCAATGTTATAGGTTGATACATTATGTGGCGTCAACCTACTTTCGCGAAAATATAGCGTTGCTCTCATTCTAAAAAGACCGGGACTCGTCTCGTTACGCTTAGCGTGGCTTCCCGGCTGTGTAACCAGAGAGATGGAGAGCTACGATGTTGGAGCCAGTTGGCGTCCGTAATCGTCGGCATCGTCGCGGAAAGCGGTAATGCCGCGTTTTCGTCGAATGCGTAAGTCGAAGCGGATGTAAAGGTCCGCCGTGGCTGACATACCAATGGCAGGGGCCGGAAACACCGCTGCGACTCCCTCGGCGGCCCCACAAGCCCAAGCTGCTCCATCCCCCACAGCTCAAGCGACGGGTCCAACCCCTGCGACCACTCCTGTTCCAAACAGAGGTGGTGAACAGTCGGCGCTCCTCGCCATTGGTATGCACGCACAACAGATCCAAAAATTGATGGCGCAACTGCCGTTTGGTAGTGACGCTGCACAGGCTATTGGTGAAGCTCTCAACAAGATGCGGAAGCATATTCCGCCGCCGGGCTCGATCCCGAGTGGTGTTGAGAAGGCCCAAATGGAAGCCATGCAGAACGCTCAACGGCAGAACGCCATGCGAATGGCGCTCGCCAAACAGCAAGGCGGCGCCGCCGCCGGTGCTGGTGCTGGCGCTCCACCACCAGGAATGGGCGCTATGCGTCCTCCTCCACAACTAATGCAGTAGGAGAACTAGGATGAATATTTTCCAGGACTCAACCACCAAACTGCCGAAGAGCGATGCCCAGATCCGCAAGATCGACTTCTCCCAGAGCGATATCGCGGGCCGCAAAGACCACATCCCAACACCGCTCCCCACTGGTGGCTCTACTGCCATTCGCCATGTTCCAAATGAGGGTAGCCGCTCGTAATGCCCGTTGAAATTGACGAGAACCAGTTAGCTGGTCTCCGTGGACTGAAAGGGTTTGTCGAGAAGGCGATGGCTCATCCGGAGCATCGCCGCACCCTTTTGAAGGTCCAGAAGGAACTTTACCCCGACATCGCCGTCCCTGAGCTGGACGCTGCCAATCCTGTCCTTGACGAGGTTAAGAACCTGCGTGAGGCGTTCGAGGCCGACAAAAAGGCCCGTGAGGAAGAGGCGGCGAAGCGCACTGACGAGTCTGCCAAGAGCGAATGGGAAAAGAAGTGGGCTGAAGGCCGCTCATTCCTCAAAAGCAAACACAAATACAACGACGAGGGCATTGAGGCTGTCGAGAAGCTGATGATTGATCGGAACATCCCTGATCATGAAGCCGGCCTTGCCCTATTCGAAAAGATGAACCCGCCGCCACCGCCTGCTCTAACCGGCAGTAGCCGCTTCGGCTGGTTCGACGACGCGAACAATGAAAAGCGCCCCGATGTCCAGCGCCT